GATGAAGAGGAAGAAGAAGAGGAAGAGGAAGAGGAAGAAGAAGAGGAAGAAGAAGAGGAAGAAAAACGAGAAGAGGATGAGGAAGAAGAAGTGTTCGAAATTGAAATAGATAATAAATCATATTATACAAATAACGAAATAAACGGCACACTCTATGAATTCCTTCCAAACGACGAGGTTGGTGTTAAGATTGGATATTTAAATTACGGCGAGCCTTTTTTTACTAACATAGTATAAGGTAGTAATATGACGACAATTTGTCCGCCAGCACTTATTTATATTGTATTTTCATTGACTCAAATAATACTCGACCTTGTAAAAGGTTTGTATAATACTGCGTTCATGAAATTTATAGTAATGACCATAATTGGATTTTTATTAAATCTATTATGTCAAGGAGGTTTAGGCATAATTTCTTGGATTATAGTATTTATTCCATTTATGCTAATGACCATAATTACTGCAATGCTTTTGTATGCGTTTGGATTAAATGACGCGACAGGATCGTTTGTTGAAAACCCGCAAAATACTCCTACTCCTGCGCAACCTGATGATCCACAACCAGAAGAACAACCGCAAATGATTGACCCTAGATGTTTCATTTTGCAATCATCTGTTTCTCAACAACAACAACACGGAATGAGAGCAGGTAACACTAGCGGCGACATCTATTGTCCGTGGATGCAATCTGTGCAATAAAATAGAGAGACACAAAACAATTTAAAAATTAACACAATAAGACATATATATGGCTTATTTTATTATAGATTTGTTTGCAAAATTTTCATATGAATTGATGTGGGTCTTTAGTTATGTGGAAATAATGGTAACACGCATTTACAACCATACTATTTTGCCAATCAAACAAAGCAGCCTTTTTAAATCAATTAAAGGAATGGTGGGAGACGATGCAACCATATATTTTGTGAAAAACGGCGATGTTATACACAAATCAAATAAAGAGGATACTTATTGGTTTAAAGAGGATTTCGATTTTCTTGTTGACACCTCGAAATACCATCAAGTCTTACATAAATGTTTACCCAACGATTTTGAGGACTACACCCTATCAAGCGTCGAATTTATCATGTCTGAGTTGTGTATCGGCAACGAAAAATTGCAAATAAAGTTTACAAATAAGCATGATCATTATACGTACGCCATAGTGGATAATGTCATCAACACGAATTTTTTAATGTATTTCATTAGAAAGCATTATCACGACAAGTTTTGCGATAAGTTTAATATACCAGTGACACAACTGGTTGACGGATATGCATTAAAAATCATGGACAATAATGTAAACACGATTACTATACGCGAAAATCAGACATTGTCTTATTTAAAAGACTCTTATGTCATTACAGAAATGGAAACTCAAACACAACCTCAACAACAAACAGAAACTTTGCAAGTATGTCTGGAACATCTGTCCGACGATTGAACATTATTGTAAAACAATATAAAAATTATCAATTATAGTTATACAAATGGTAACTCCCCAATCTATGTTGGCAACAAGAATGGAAGAAGAGTATCATGCCTTGTCGGATAAGTGGTGCTTATGGGCACATTTACCACATGACACGGACTGGGGGATTAATAGTTACAAGAATATATACACCTTTAATAGCGTGGAAGAAACTATTGCGGTAATTGAAACCTTGCCAGACATTTTAGTTAAGAATTGTATGATGTTCTTAATGCGTGAAGGAATTAAACCAACTTGGGAAGATCCACAAAATCGTAATGGTGGGTGTTTTTCATACAAGGTTACAAATAAACACGTCTATAATGTTTGGAAGGACTTGAGTTATGTTCTTGTAGGTGGTTCATTAAGTAGCAATAATTCTTTTGTTGCCAACGTAACGGGAATTACCATATCGCCAAAAAAAAATTTTTGTATTATAAAAATCTGGATGTCTAGCTGTGAATATCAAAACCCAAAAATTATTACAAATGATATTGCGAACTTACCCAGTCATGGTTCGCTTTTTAAGAAGCATGTTCCAGAATATTGAAAGGATAAAATATAAAAAAATAAAAATACAGGACCCACAACCCACAATGCGAATTTACGATTTTTCACTCCAAATCCTTTTTCAAGAAATGAAAAATGGACATTTATAAATGTCCATTTTTGGAAATCCTAAAATACTTTTGAGAATTCGATGTTTTGTGAGCATAATGAAAAATTAGCGTCTCATGACTGAAAAAAAATAAAAAAATTTGTTACGCTAATTTTTTATTTTTTGGCGCGGAATCTTTAGGGATTCTTTTCTGTTGTTATTATATAACAACGGATGACAACGGAAAGTATCCATATTTTAGCCAAAAAATATAGCTGTGAAATATGTGACTATTTTACAAGTAAAAAATGTAATTATGATAAACATTTAATGTCACGAAAACATGATATTAACAATAATAACAACCAAAAAGTAGCAAAAAGTAGCTATCCATGCAATATTTGTAATAAGTCTTTCAATGATAGGGCTGGACTATGGCGTCATAAACAAAAATGCACACAAATCGCAATAACACCAACCGAACAGGTTGCCTCACTACTTGTTGACGACCATATGCAAACAAGTCTTATCCTTGAACTGGTCAAGCAAAACCAAGAATTCAAGCAATTACTGATCGAGCAAAATAAGACCATAATAGAAGTCGCGAAAAACAGCCAAATAAACAATAATACTATCAGCAACAGCCACAATAATAATAACAACAAGACATTCAACCTCCAATTCTTCTTGAACGAGACATGCAAAGATGCAATGAATATGAAGGATTTCATCAAATCGCTGGAATTGAGCTTGCCCGAGCTGGAAAAGATGGGCGAAATCGGCTTTGCTGAAGGCATGTCTCGGGTCTTTATCAACCGCCTGAATAGCTTAGATATAACAAAGCGACCCATTCATTGTAGTGATGTCAAGAGAGAAATCATCCATATCAAAGACGATAACAAATGGGAGATGGACAATGCAAACCTGGACAGGCTGCGAAAAATTATCAAACAACTTACTATCAAGAATATATTGAAGGTGGATGATTGGAAAAAGGCGAATCAAGGTTGCACGGAATACAACAGCAGGAAAAACGCTCAATACTTGAAAATAAATATGGAAGCCATCGGCCCAGTTGATGATGCAGAAGTAAAGAGAGATTTTGGTAAGATAATCCGCAGGGTAGCAGAACATACAGCAATAGATAAGAAGTATTTGTCAATATGAACCAAATTTATTTTGTTATACTATATTAATGACATCGGTTCAAAACGTAATTGAGCATATTTATAAACACTTGAAACCCACAAAAGGCGGCAAAAATGCGGATTATATTCCCGAATTAAAAAAGGTCAATCCAAATTCATATGCAATTTCTGTGTATACTATTAACGGCGAGTCATACAATGTCGGAATGTGTGACAAGGAATTCGCCCTTGAATCCGCCAGCAAAGTGTTCAGCTTGGCTCTTGCACTAAAATCAAAGGGTGTTACAAAGGTTAAGCAAATGATCGGCACAGAACAAACATCTACCGTGTTCAACTCCGTCGCCGCCATTGAAGAATCCGCGAATCATACCTTGAACTCCTTTGAAAACGGCGGAGCCATGGCAACGACGAGCATATCCTATGAAAAAAGCAAGCCAAAATTCGAAAAGAAAATATTTGATAACATGAGCAAGTTTGCTGGGCGTAAGTTGACATATTCGCGTTCGGTATACAACTCGGAATATAGCAATAGCGACCACAATCGCGCGATTGCCTACTTGTTGAAATCTTATAAGCGCTTCTATGGAGATGTAGAAGACACCTTGGACGTTTACACCAGACAATGCTCTGCGCTGGTAACGAGTCAAGACGTGGCAGTTATGGCGGCCACATTGGCCAATGGCGGCATCAATCCCAAAACGGGCGAACGCGTCATTGACGCCAAATATATTCCGTATATCTTGTCGCACATGGTTACCAATGGATTATATGAGTATTCTGAAACATGGCTTACAAATGTGGGCCTTCCTGCCAAGAGCGGAGTCGGAGGCGTTCTGCTTATCGTCGTGCCGGGTGTGATGGGCATTGGCATTATTTCGCCCCCCTTGGACGAGCATGGAAATAGCGTAAAGGGTATCAAGACCGCAGAGGCCTTGTCCAAAATGCTCAACTTGGGCATCTTCAACCGAAATCAGCCGTGTAAGATGTAACACGACCACATTCATGTTGTGTATAATAATTTATTTTATTACATAAATTACGTGTAAGATTTACTACAAACCTACGATTTTAGTAGAGCGTTTTCCTCTGCAAATTTCTCCTAATTTGCAGTCGTAACTCCCACTGGTTAGTGGTCTTTTTCCCACCAGGATGACACGGAGGACCAGGATGACACGGAGGACCAGGATGACACGGAGGACCAGGATGACACGGAGGACCAGGATGACACGGAGGACCAGGATAATAATGAGGACCAGGATAATAATGAGGACCAGGATAATAATGAGGACCAGGATAATACTGATTATTTACATGACATGCTTTAATCAATTCCAAATAATTTTGGTATACTCGATTACAACTCATTATTATAATATATATAATAATGTGATATAATATTATATCACATAATTTACACAATTTTCAAATTTAATAATTATCAATCATAAAATTGTCGTGACCACAGGTATAAAACAAAAACTTCCATCTATCCATGTTATAGATTAACTTCCATATGTTTATCTCCCACATTAGTGTTTTCTTTTCATTCATAGTATTCAGAATAGTCTCTTTTGTTAAATCTGCAAATTGTATCAATGATTTTATATTTCCACCGAATATACCACCAGCAAAACACCAACATATATCCTTATACAAGTCAAGGTTATAATGACGATCTGGGTTCCAAATAGCACCAATTCTAACATGAAGAGGATATTCTAAATATTGTAAACGTAATATCTTTTTAGCAAATTCTTCTTCGCTAATATTATTCATCGTGTGTTTAATTCCAAGATCTAACCAAATAAATTGACTTGCATTATAATTATTTAATTCAATAGCTTTTCGCACAAATTCGGTCTTGTAGCACATTGTGAACATATATTCAAGCGAATCTTTACCCGGGTTTTTAGTATTCAATTCAAAGTCAGGCAACTTATTTTTATATTCATATAAATAATTCGCCTCTTTCACAAAAGGTATTATCGTGGTATTTTCATTTGCAAATTTGGTAAAATGATGCAACACTGATCGATCTATAAATATTACCTTGTTAATCTCGACTCTTAACAATTGTTTTGCCAAGATAAGATATGTATCATATGATCTGTCTGCACGATAATTAATATTCGCCATAAAGGCAGATACAATAGTTGCGCCTGGACCAGCATCGGATGCGTTATTATCACTCATATACACAAAAGTATATATGTTTTATTCCAATATCTAACACAATAAATTATATTCATCCGATTTATTGTGTTATATTTAATGTTTTTCTAAACTATGTCATATTGATTATTTTCGACGACGTGTCGCATTTCGTCGCCCCTTTTTGTTTCGTCGTCTGGTAAGTTTATTTTTTGATTTAGATTCTGGCTCGGATGTTTTAGAGAGAAATTTATCAAAAATAAGCGTTTTGTATTTCTTGTAATATGTGTCCATCTTTTTCTCGTCGATGAGCTTGTTTAGTTTAGTAATTTCGCGAAACATCGGCGCATTTTTATTCGGTTTTATTTGTGTTGCAACATCCTTAAAGGTAAGCGAGGGCGTTTTGTGAATAATAACCGACGGAATATCGTAATATTCTGTATAGGTTTTATCAAAAGAGCCATATTTCATATTGGATTTGTCCAGATCCAACAAGGCGACAAATTTGTTTAGGTTGGCCTCACTGGTGCAATCAACCTCCATATAAATTGGGAGACCTGGCACAATGTCAAACGCGACTTCATGAACTAGCGGATGACTCCACTTCTCTCTCATTGTCTCCTGATAAGACTTCTCTTCAATGCCTATAGCTTTTAAAAACTCGCAACCCTTTTCAAAAGATTCATTTATACTTACTTCGCATTCCTCTGGAAATTTCTTGTCATTGAATATTTTGGTTGTCATGGTAATCTTGTTTCGTTCATCCCTTATTCTCACGAATCCAGGTTTGTCTCCTTTTTCTTCACATCTTTTAAAAATCAGACGATAAAATTTAAGAGGTCCGTGAACTTGTTTTGCTCCGTTCTCTTTTAATTTTTTTTTTATATCTGTTATATCAATGTTCAGAAACTTCGCTTCATATTCTTTCATAATGATATTATTATATATAGTTGAGTTTATAATTTTGAAGAAAATAAAATTGTAGCAAAGTGTTATAATTTTATTAGATGTAAAGGTCTAACGACGTTTGATATTTTTTCTAGTTTTTCGTTTCAATGTTCGTTGATTGCGGATTTTTTTGTTATTACGCGTCTGTCTTTTTTTGACTGGTTTTCGGCGTCGTATATTGCGACTATCATCCGAGCTGGAACTGGAACTGGAGCTACTTGAGCTACTTGAGCTACTGGAGCTACTTGAGCTAGAAGTAGTGCTATCTCCCGACTTTGATTTGGATTTACCCTTGAACTTAATAATCGTTTTTTTGACCTCCGCTGGTTTGTATATCAGGAAATTCTCATCGTAAATTCTAGTGCCTCTTTTATCTCTCAACTCCTTCATCTTGTCTGCTTTGTGCGCTCTCATTTCTTCCAAACTTTCTTGATGCCCGTAGCAAGTGATACTGAATCGTCGCAACAACCCTTTTTGCGACAATCTATTTTTTTCTTGCACGTCGAAAAGGAATTGTGCCATGCAAAGAATTCTATCACTATAACTCTCTGCAAAAGCATTCCCGTATCCGTACAAAAATGCCAAATAAAAACTAAGCATAGTATCAATCGTCGCAACTTTAATCTCCTTCTCTCCGTCATCAATCGTATTGTAGCTGTGGCATCCAATAGTCGCATAAATATTAGCAATCGTATCCTTTCCAACACGGACTTCATAATTTTCCGGAATGACTTCTCCAATGGCTGCGTGGTGCTTGATTTTCACATCTTTAATATCGTTCTCAAGAAGACGCTCCTTTAATATTTCCGCAGTAGTCTTGGGGTCAGTAGAGAGAACATCAAAATCAGGGACGTTTTTGAGTTTCTTTTGTAGTTTTGCAGGCATATATTTGGAATATAACGCAACTGCGTATCCGCCAAAAAACACTGACGATTGATTGATTAATGTATCCTTTGTAATATTAAATATTTCTTCTACTTCGTCTGGCGAAGCCTCCATGGGTCGTTGGAACTCAATCTCGTTGCATTTGACATTTTTCATGGGGTAGTGTTTATTCAAAAGACGCAAACGTTTATAAACTTTTTCCCAACGTCCCGTATCCCCTGCAGGCCGACTCAACTCTAAATACATTGACATTCGCAAGAAATTGGGAGGAGTATACAAAATTCCATTAACACGCAATCCATCCTTTTTAAGAGCATTAAATAATTGTTTGGGTATATAGGTAATATCCGCAACGGGTATAAACTGCACGAATACTTTATAGGTCCCAAAATGTTGCCCTGCCTTGGCTTCCACTTGTTCAAATCCCTTTTTGTGATAAATATCCGCCAATTCTTTTGCATCATCCATTGCATTGGGAGAGAAAAAGTCATAATCGGGAATTTCGGTTTCTTCGTCATAAAATTGTTCGTCCTTGGGTAAGATATTATTAATTGCAATACCTCCGTAAGGAATCAAACCCTTTCGCTTGATAAAATCCGCAACGATGGCAGTCATAGCTTGTATGCTGGGTGACGAGACAACTCGTTTCGCGATTTTTTCTTGTGCTAAATCAACCGACATGCGGAGAATCGCCAATTCGCATTCTTCAAACGTCATTTTATTATCGCATATTTCTTTGGATTTCATCTGGTTGTTATATTATATATACAAAAAATATATTGCGTCCTTTCCACTAAAATAAAAAATTGAATCATTTGTGCGTATAACAAATATACACAACTAATATGGCAACGCATCAAGATGAAGATAAAGCGGTAAGTTGGATGCTACATGCCCTCAAAATTGTCTTGGGGGATGAAAGCATCCGTAGATATATCATATTGTATTATTGTCCAACAATAAGCAATCCATCCAAAAAATGTATCCGCACATTTGACGCGTTTGTGGAGTCAGCAAAGAAACGCGAAGAAAAGGCAAATGAAATAATAAAATATTGCAATAAAATGTGTAGAAAACAAGACATCGTTGTATTCACCGCATCAAATATCCAGCGGACAAAATGCGACGATGAAACACATTTTCAAAGTTACATCATGAACAATCATACAAAAAAGTTAAGCATTATTGACCCAGCATACGATTCGAGCAACGCAGAATACAAGGGCATTTACACGGCAGAGATTTCACTTGATGTTATAGTTCCATTCTTTGAGAGAAAAGGATATACGACAGAATTTGTCTCTCTTACAACTCCCGCCCAGGTTGACATAGGAGATGTATTTTGCCAATCTTGGACGCTATTCATATTGCTTGCAAAACTCAAGCAAAATGAATATTTTAAAAACAACATATTTGAGGTCCCAGAAGACCAGTTGGACAAGTATGACATGCTGCTATCCTTTTATCGTCAAATCTTTACGGATATGCCAGAGTTGCGCGAGAATTTACAAGTAGAATACGAAGGCGAAATCTTGGAGAGTCGAGGACCAAATAGACTAAGTAAATCGGAAAAAGAAATATTACTCAAAATTGATCCGGTTGACTTGTTGTTGGGTCTAACTAAATATGAAATGAAAAACTAAACAAAACAAAAAAATAAAATAAAAAGGGTATCAGTAGTTCCTTTTTTTACGCGATTTTATATTTTGAAGCTGTATAAACCACTGGGATCGTCTAATGGGCGCGCGGCATAAGACAACTTCGGGTTTGGTGGCGGAGGCACAGGAATCGTCACTGGTATATATCTCAATTCTACAGGCTTCAAAGAAAATGCGTGTCCTGTTGTATCAAAGAAAGCAGTATCTTCTGCAAGATTACTATCTTGTGTTTGATATCGCATTGCGACCATTTGACATCCCAATGCTCTAGATAACAAACTTCCTGGATTTGGTGGATTGGCGCCATCATCCGGCAAAACTATTGACATGTTTTGTTTGTTATATGATTTCATCTCATCCACATCAGGCGTATATTTAACCCCATTTGTAAATTTAAGTGTTCGCATAAAAACAGAATTGCTTGTCATATTGACATATTCCTTAAAATCGTTGTTTTCCATAAATGCAGGGTTTGATTTATCGACGATGACCACTATTTTGCCAGCTAGGTCCAATAATGGCACATTTCCTAAATTTTTACCAGAATTTTCAAAACTATAATTCTTGCCCAATAAATAATCATTCATACCCTCAAATAGACGAGCAATTCGCGTATACATTTTTTGATTGTTGCTCATGATTCGTAGATGAATTATGATAGGATCATTTGGATTGGGGGCGGTACTAGTAGAATATGCAAAATTTTTAAATACCGATAATACTTCAGCAAACTTGACATAGTTGAAGGTATCCTTTACATAAAAATTGTTCCCGAGAGAGGTCGCGACAACTGGTTCGTTATCGATGGAATATATTTCAAAATCAAACCCGCGAACACCTTGTTTAAGAAGATCTTTCAATACACAGGTAGAAACCGCGTCATTCTCATAGTAGCCAACGCTACAAGCATTATAAGCAGTTTTAATGTAATAATCTTTCAATGTATAGGTATAATTATTAGGAGTATCTTTGATTTTACTTTGGTTCGTTGTAATGGAACTAATTTTACCATTGATAGATGCATAGATTTGATCCAGCGATTTGCATCCACTGGCCTCTAAATTGTTTACGTGGTCCCACCCCAAAATTGCAATAACTACACCAATAGTAATTACTACCACCACTATCGTATAAAATATCGAATCATCCATATCTGTTATTAATATATATTATATTATTGAAAATAAAAGAGTTAAATAATATTATTATATATTAATAACGACATGGCTGGAGGATTATTATCTCTTATAAGTGAAGGCCAACAATCAATCATCTTGTACGGAAATCCCTCAAAAACTTTCTTCAAGAGTACATATTCTAAAATAACCAATTTTGGAATGCAAAAATTTCGCGTAGATTATGAGGGCGCGCGAACCTTGCAACTTACTGACGAATCAACTTTCACATTCAAGGTACCTAGATATGCCGATTTATTGATGGACAGCTACATCTCAATAGACATGCCTAATATTTGGTCGCCGATTTATCCGCCGACACCTGAAACTGGAAATAAATGGGCGCCCTATGAATTCAAATGGATAGAGAATCTGGGCACAAAAATGATAAGTCGTATATCTATTACATGCGGAAATCAAAAGCTACAAGAATTTTCGGGCGATTATTTACAGGCACAAATTGAACGTGATTTAAATGGAACAAAGCGTTTGTTGTTAAATGCCATGAGTGGTGGAAATGAATCTATGAATAACCCGGGCAATAGCGGTTCTCGTGTCAACTCTTATCCAAACGCGTTTTATACTGCGGCAAATTCAGGACCTGAGCCTTCTATCCGCGGGCGCACCATTTACATTCCGTTGAATGCCTGGTTTTGCAATAAAACACAGCGCGCCTTTCCACTGATCGCATTGCAATACAACGAGTTGCATATTCACATCACATTTCGTCCAATTAATCAGTTATTTACTATACGTGACGTGTTCGACCCGTTTTACAATTATCCGTATGTTGCGCCAAATTTCAATTTAGAACATATGCAAATGTATCGGTTTGTCCAACCGCCACCAGACATTAGATTATCTCCCGCTGCATACGTTGACAAACGTGCTGTATGGAACGCGAATATACACTTGAATTGCACGTATTGTTTTCTCTCGAATGACGAATCTAGATTATTTGCGGCGAATGAACAAAAGTATATATTTAAGCAAGTGCACGAGACTATTTTCTATAATGTAACGGGACCCAACAAGGTTCAGCTTGATTCGCTTGGATTGGTGTCAGATTATTTGTTTTATTTCCAACGAAGCGATGCAAACTTACGCAATGAATGGAGTAATTATACGAATTGGCCGTACAACTATTTGCCATCTGATTTAGTCTTAGCACCGACGGATGGGACATACCCGGTGAAAGAATATGACCCTAGTGGTAATATCATTGATGTCCCCATTGGCCCGGGTGTAAATCCAGATGGATATCAAACTGGGTTGATGTTAACGGGTGATTATAATGCTCAAAATACGCGTGGAATTTTACAGCAAATGGGTATTCTCTTTGACGGCGAATACAGAGAGAACATGCAACCTGAAGGTGTGTATAATTATCTTGAAAAGTATATTCGCACACCTGGTTTTGCGCCGTTTGGATTATATTGTTACAATTATAGCATGAATTCGGGTGCGTTATTTTCCGATAATCAGCCCGCGGGCGCAACCAATATGAATCGGTTTAACCAGATTGAGCTGGAGTTTAACACGACGATTCCAGTATTGGACCCGCTTGCACAAGTTCTTACCATATGTGACCCCAACTCCGGCGAGATTATTGGTATCAACAAACCAACCTGGCGAATCTACGACTACAATTTCGACTTGCACTTTTTTGAAGAGAGAATAAACATGATTACTTTTGTAGGTGGTAATTGCGGACTGATGTATGCAACATAAATGTAATTTGCACGTATTGTTATTTTAGTCAAAATATTCATTGAGTTGTAAAAATATTGTATTGTATTATTATCTTTTAATAATATAATAGCGCATGAATCAGCAAAATATTTTAATTGGTGTATATGTCTGTTATGTTATTCTTCAAATGTATGTTGTGAAAAACTATATATTAGATTGGCAGACCTTAATAACTGGAAAAAATGTAGAACAAATGAAATATAATCTTGGGCATAAGCCTGAATTAACGAATGCATTTACAAAAGAAATAGTATCTAGAATGAAAATGCTAGAACATATGGATTACTCGGAATGGCTCGGTTATAATAATAAAAATGCAGTCGTAACCTATGAAAATTATGAATATGATATTTATGTCTTTGAAAGGTCTGTAAATGCCCTAGAAAATTATTTAAGCAATAGTCATTATACATTAAGGGCAAATAAAAATGTAGGTGATTTAGGACTATCATATTCTGATTTATTAAGACAAACCAATTATGCTTTCTTATTTAGTTTATTTCAACCAAATCCTGATTTACTTGAAACTATTTATAAAGGAGCGCAATATGAGGATGGTACAAATATATACGCGCATTTTACGATGGACGCTTCAACAAATCGTGCGGTAAAAACAAACATTATTACTGGTGTGTGGAAAAAAGAAATAGATAGTGAACATAAATTTGACGGCGTTATATTTATCGGATATAGCTTATTAGATGTAGAAAGTCAGTATTCAAATAAATATTTTGAGTTTATGGATAGGTCATTTTTAGTCATTGTAAGTTTGTCAACTATAATAGCATCGCTACTTTTATACCACGCATCTGGTCAAAAGAATTTTTGGATGGCATTGTTATTTTTATCCATATTAAATATTTATCTAACAACATTTATGAATACAAAAGAGGGTGTTACCACACTATCTGTAGAAAATGATAAGGTGAAGGATATAAATGATGGTATATTAAGTATATCATTTTTGGCTGCAGTCAATATATACATATTACAAACATTGAGAGAAGTAAAAGACCATCGCAATTTACACAATGAATCTGCATTCTTATTCACATTAGCATTAGTATTATTATTATTTGCATTGTATAAGAAAACCAATTACAATAAGATAGACGATATTCGTACACATCGAATAAAAAAGCAATTAATGTATAATACATCTATATTTGTGAATTTATTTATATTGTTCAACTACTTGGTCTACGTCGCTAGAGATGGGCATGTACTCAATGCTATTACGGCATATTTAAAGAATACTTTGTAATAATTTATTATGATATATCATATTAAAATTATGAGATATCATAGAGCCGTTTGATGGTTTACTCTAAATAAGCATTGGACGCCAATGGACCATTTTCTGCAAATTGACCAGATAAGCTGTATCTAGGAGGATATGTTGGCATATTTGTCAAACTAGCAGGCGGTTTATAGACTTTGTCATATAAGGATTCTCCTTGGTCAAATTGTGCTCTCCACATATTGACGCCAGTATTATAATCTGGTGGTGGTGTAAATTTATCAGATGGCGTAATTAGTTTAGCGCGTGTTCCGGCGTCTGTTGTTAATTCCGAATAATTAGGAGTAAGATAAGAATATTTTCCTGCATCATCTTCCCCTTGCACGCTGTTTGTTTCAAGAAAGGTCTTTGATAATTCACCAGTGCTTGGTTGACATCCATAGCAATCTATATCACTTAAGCATCTCTCTCCAGTAATCGAGCATTTACCATAAGGTCCGCACATATTTTTACAGCTATATGTTGTGTTAATCGGTAAATTTACTGTATGCGTATAAGCTTGGTCTGGATTAGTCAAGCATTCCACTACATATTCCTTTGTTAGTAATAAATGCATCCATTTATTTAGTCCAATAAACAATAATATGCTTATTAAGGCAAACATAATAAACGTTGACATTTTTAACGGCTTCATAGTATTTGGCATGTTTGGTTCTTATATAATACGAATATTAATTATTTGAGATTTGGGTATTGTGTAGGTAATTTTTATATCAATTTAATATAACAATATATGGCACAAACAAATCAAGATAATCAACCCGACGAGTCGGCAATTGATCGAGCCAGAAATAAAGAGACCGCACAAAAAAAAGAGATTAATTGGTCAGGGTTGGGTAAAGACGTGCTTAATTTCTTGTTAAAGTTAATAATTATATTTTTGATTGGTTCGAGAGTTGTTTTTGCGTGTAAGGTTGCCCAGGCGAATATTTTGCCTACGGATTTGGATTGTATGCCTTATACCCCAGCGGCAAACAATGAGGAAGAATCCCCTAAATATGAAACTAATACTCCTGAAGCAAATATAGATATTAGCTATGTTTATAATGCAGATCAAGAAGGGTACAAGGCATACGCCACCAAAATTGCATTTGAAATAAATGAGTTTTCAAAAAAGAATTATTTGATTGACAAGCTAAGAAATATTGAATACAATCCAAAGGTTGATCCCATGGTAAAATATTTATGTGTAGTTCTGCAGAATATATTTGTATTTTATTACGGAATAACGAATAGCTTATTCAATTTTATGAATAGCAATTTGAACGAATCATTTATAATATTGCTAGGTCCATATTTATTGAAATATTTATCGATTTTCATTTATCCCGTAAGCATAGTGGTAAGCATTATTTTCTGTCTGTTAAATCTTGGGTGGCTTCTGAAATCAAATAAAAACAATGACAAAGAATATAAACATAAAAGCACAACGGAACCCGTGTGGAGACCATGCGACCCGTTATCAAGTTTTTACAACTTTTTCGGAACTATTATTTATTTGTGGATAGGATTCTTTTTGGCAAGTACATTGTCGCTTTCTCCTATACCCGCAATAATCAGTTTTATGTGCTTATTAACGCCGTTGTTTATGAAGGCCAAGATAGTTGAGACGGATAGTGAGACGGGAGAGAAAAAGGATATGAAAGACAATCCTGTATATGGGTTTCGTAGTTCAATTAACGGATTAATTGAATCCAAGATGGATGTCTTCATGTTCCTATTCTGTATCTTTACAACATACGCAACCTACACAAATTCCACCGATGTAAAGGCGCCCATATTTGTCGGATTGGCGAGCATATGGTTTTTATATAGAATGATAAAACATAAAGAACCACCGGCAATGTCAACTCCTGATTTGGCCTCATATGAGAGAAATGAAAAGGTTTGTCCAGAGCATAAACCAACCAAAGCGGAGTTGGACGCAATAGCACGCGACGAGGAAGAAGCCGATGCCCAAAGTAAAGAAGCCAAAAAAAATAGTTTTATCAGTCAGATAATTGCTTTTTGGATTGGCGTTTGGTTATGGCTTCCAAAGACAATTTATAGTCTTTGGTTAAAAGTGTATGATTCGTTGTTTGGACCAGATAAGCCTTGCCCTGCAGGAGGCGATGCTGAACCTGAGTCTCAACCCGAATCCCAACCCGAGAGCCAACCCCAACCGGAATCAGAGTCTCAATCCGAACCTACACGCATTGAAATTCCGACCCCGGTTCCCAAAGAGGTCCCATTAAATGAACCACAAAGATCACCTGTAGAGTCAACCGAGCAACCAGTCGCTTCTGAGACGACTGCGCCTCTATCTACGGAACAACCAAATACGAGATTAAATGGTGGCGGTAGAAGGAAAGACGAATTACTCCGCAAAATAAAAAACTTAACAAGATCATTGAAACGTCGTCCATAATAAAATGTCAATAAATAAGATATAAATAGTTAAAGCATAACTATTTATAGTTGAATGGTAAAAAAAGTAAAACAACCGATGAGACCTCTTGTTAGTATTTGTACGCCTACCTTTAATAGACGCCCATTTTTCCCATTTATTATTAAATGCTTTGAGAACCAAGATTATCCAAAGGACCGATTAGAATGGATTATTATAGATGATGGAACAGATCCAATTGGAGATATAGTATCGTCTGTACCCCAAGTGAAATATTATAGATACGAGAAAAAAATGAGTCTTGGAGAGAAGCGAAATCTTATGCATGAAAAAGCGACTGGTTCTATATTAGTTTACATGGACGATGATGATTATTATCCACCAGATCGTGTAAGTCATGCAGTAGAAACACTAGAAAAGAACCCACGCGCGTTGTGTGCAGGTTCAAGTGAAATGCACATCTATTTTAAGCACATACACAAAATGGTTCAATTTGGCCCTTATGGACCCAACCACGCGACGGCAGCAACCTTTGCATTTCGACGTGAATTATTGAAACAAACAAAATATGACGATGATGCTGCTGTCGGCGAAGAAAAGCAATTTTTAAAGAATTATACGATTCCGTTTGTTCAGCTCGATCCAATGAAAACTATTCTAGTCTTTTCGCACGTGCATAATTCATTTGATAAGAAAATATTATTGGATAAGCCAAGCGATTTTGTTAAAGAATCTAATAAAAAGGTAACTGATTTTATTAGAGACGATACGATATTACGTTTTTTTATGAATGATATTGACAAACTATTGGACGCCTATCAACCAGGTCGTCCAGAGAATAAACCAGATGTTGTAAAACAAATAGATACACTTACCAAAAATAGACAACAAATGGAAACGCAAATGCAACAAATGCAACAGCAAATGCAGGCCCAAATGCAACAGCAATTGCAGCAACAAGTACAACAAGTTAGAACACAATATGAAACAAGAATCGCGCAACTAACCGCGGAGAATCTTGCTATGAGGGACAAGAACGAATACTTGACTAAAAAAATATCTGATATCATTCAAAAACAGATTGATCAAAACAAATCATTTGACGAAGTATATGCCAGCAACAGGCTAAATAAAATTGAATAAAATCTTGCGTGAAATATCACGCAAAACCTAAATAAAATATCACATGAGATTATCGTCTATACTTTCAGTTTCGGCATACTCGATACCAACAGCATCTTCTTTGATATATTTATCAATATATCTATAAATTCGATTAATATCCAGCTTTGTAATCTCGCAATTATCAAATATTTCCATAATTTCACTATTGTTATCGTCTTGTTTACTTCTTAAATCTAAAAAAAAGGAAAATAAGTCCTTTTTATCCATTGCAAGCTGGTGACACAATATTTGAATAAAGGTCGAGTTGTTATACTCCGTCGAATACTTTGTTAATACTTTTGTGAATCGTACTTCACCAGGAGTATGTTTTGATTTTTTCCTTGAAGAGGTTGAATTTAATAATGCTTCGTGGTAAATTTTATTGCTGTGAAAAGTTTTAATAATAGAACTCATCTCATTGAATTGCCAAATTTGCTTTTGAAACGTAATGCGGTCGATATAATCCGCAAAACATATATTTTTCAAAAGGTTCAAATACAACGGAATATACGCATTCGGGGGCATTTTTGTAAATGCATCTGCAATGTTTTCATGCCATAAAAGCCCAACAATAGTGCGGTCTGTTTCGTTCATCATAGTGCCGTGTTCTTGAATAGGATACTGCTTACTAATTAAATTTTTTGTGATTTGTTTCGTATCATCATTATATGATTTCATCTGAAAAATGTTTTGGATAATCTCGCTTGTCAATACATCCTGCTTATTTTTATAAATATTGAAAATGGTATTTAATTTACGCAAGTCGTTTTGAACAAATTCATTAATATGAGGAATAATCTTATTGTCAATATCTGGCATAATATGATTCACAATAGTATTAATTTGTTGCGCAGTAGGAACTTTTAACTCAACTGAATTACATACCTTCATTAGCTCCTTGATTTTTTTGTCCATGTGATAATTACTTATGCAAATGATGGGGACCATTGTCATTTCTTCTTGTTTTTGTTTTTTGGTCTTTTTAGGTCGAATTAACTTAATTAAAGTATTAATACCCCCTTTGTCGCCATTATTCATGCCGTCAATCTCGTCCATAACGATGGCAATCTTTTTAATTTTTTTATGAAACATGCTCATAATATTTTTATCAGACATGTTATGTTTCGTAATCGTATCAATGACCAGTTTATTACGTATGTCACCCGCGTCATATTTGATAACATCATAATCCAGCTCTTTTAATATTTTCATAACAAATGTTGTTTTCCCACAACCAGGACTACCATACACGTATATACCCTTTTTGACAAGCGGGTCATGTTTATTGGCTTCAAATGTAGAGAGAAGTTGTTTTACATTCTTTGATTCATCTTCGCGATTTAATATGTTATTGAGGTTTAGATAATCCATGATATATGTTGAGCATTCTTTTTATGTTTTTTGTATTGATAATGTTAAATTTACGCACTTGAACCTTTGGAGTTATGTATTTATTTAGCATTATTATTTCTTTATGCATGGATTCGGAACTCCATATGTTATTCCGTCCCAGCTGACTTTATTTGTATTCGCCCAAGTGTATTTTATACAAGAGCCATTGCTACCGCTATAAACCGGTAAACTAAAATCCATAGGAGTTGTGGCTAAACCAATATTGTCCCGTTTCGCATTTACTTCGCATTGTGATCCACCCTTTCCCCTATCTATCCAATAATCCGGGCAATCTCCCGTCACTGGCGGCCAGGGTTGCTTATTTTGAGACATGCTAATATTTATACCAATTACTATTAAGATAATTAAAAGAATAGCAATCGCCAACATTAATATTATTGATTGCACCGACGCCATATATATAAATTAGAAAGAATATATTTTTTTGTTTTATATTATATAATGAACAAGGTTAGTAATGGTAGAATAGATATACAGAGTCCTGATACAAGGTCTCTCTTTAATATGTATGATAAAATCCCCGCCCATCAATGTAGTACCTATAGAAACCCGCTCGAAGGTCAGTGGGATGATTCTACTTTATCAAACGCATATTTCTCTAAAGAAAATATACAAATAATTCAAAATGGTATTCGTGCTGGAGTATATAAGCAATCCAACAATCAATATGTAGTTGCACCGCAAGATTGTGATAGTTTAAAAATCGTTATGCGGTCTATTTATTTACAATATTCAGCCAATCTTCCAGGCAATGTTTCAGGTCAAATTGAAGCATTAAATCAAATGGTGTTGAATTTTTGCATACAGCAGGTTTATGGCGAGGCAAAAGGTTATATGAAATACCTCAGCGACGCCAGCAACATGTATGTTCCTATAGCCCATCCTGTTCTAGCAAAAGACGACGACAAAGAATTGGTATTGAAGCCTTGGTTTTAAATCTAGTCGTCAGACACGAGCAATGTCTTGGTTACCTTCACCTTGGGTTTGACCACAACCTTCTTAACCTTTTCCTTTGCGACACCCGTCATCAGTCTTTGGCGTTCCTCAGTGTATTGAATATACGCTGAACGCAACGTCTCTAATTCAGTGAGCCACATTGTTTGTATTGTGGTTGACTGAATCTTTTCCAATTCGGCCACCTTGTCTCCATGTTCTTTCAACAGCTTGGCTACATTCTCCTCCGTGACACTATCCATTGCCATCTTGGTCAAATATTTGAAATCCGCTTCCTTACCAAGTTGGTCGTATCCTTTCTTTAACAGCATTTCATGCACTTGGTCCTTCGTCTTTTTGCGCAAGTCAATCGTATCATTGATCACCTCTTGAATGTACTTGGCCTTGTTTGACAATAACGAGACATCTTGTGAAATCGCCTTCATCAAATAGGTCTTGCGCATTTCATACAATTCAAGTCTTGTCGTGTAGTAGTCATCAATGATGTCCGTTACATTCGCATATTTCTTCAACTTGTCATTCGCATCGAATAAATGCATATTACTGCTTGAACCTGTCGTGTATAACTTCAACGTCTTTTCCAAAGCGTTGCATCCATTGTCCGTCGCGGCTGATGACAATTCCGCAAGCACACCCTTGTTTAATTGAATAGTAAAGTCCACGCTCGTATCTTTACACATGTCATCAAAATCCTTTATGATCGGCACCACTTTTTTACCACTCGCATCCGATGTCTCCGTCAAGGATTCCAAGTGCACTTTGAAATCATCGGTCCATAAACCAACGGGCAATTCCGTAACACGAATCTTATCCGCGCCAATCGTTTCATACTTTCCCTTGATTAAATACTTGCTGCTACCAGCAGAAGACTCTGAAATTCTTGAAATCGTTCCTTGAAATCCCTCATAGTATGGGATAAAGTCCGCACAAGAAGTTGCTTCCAGATTGTTTAATAATTTTGCCTTTAAATAATCAATAATGTTCAATGGATTATAACACATGATATCTGTGCTGAAACCAGTACCGATACCCTTCGTTCCATTTACCAAAACCATCGGAACTATCGGCGCATAGAACAACGGCTCTACTATCTGACCATCATCGTCCAAATATTTCAAGATGTTGTCATCCACTGCTGGGAAGATGGCCCTCGTAATATTATTCAAGAATGTGAAGATGTATCTTTCAGACGCACTATCCTTACCGCCCTGCAATCTTGTCCCGAATTGTCCACTGGGAACCAACAGATTAATATTGTTTGAACCCACAAAGTTTTGCGCCATACCGACTATCGCTGCGTTCAAAGACGCTTCGCCATGATGATATCCAGAATGCTCCGAGACATAGCCAGTAAACTGCGCAACCTTGATTTCCGAATGCAGGTTTTTCTTAAACGCCGAATACAGAATTTTACGCAAACTAATCTTCAAGCCGTCCATAAGATTGGGAATACTTCTGTCGCAATCATATTTGGAAAAGTGGATTAGTTCCTTGTTGATAAAATCCGTATAACTGACATTTTCTTCAGCCGTATCCAAATAACTTCCGCGATCATATTCGCCCAACCAATCCTTTCGGTCGTCTGCGCGCTTCTTATTGAAGACCATGTCAATCGCATCATCGCTTTCTGCTCCAGTGTGTTGGAACCCGACGATTTTCTTCTTCTCAAAATACTCACGAAACTCCTTTCCAGTGCTGGTGCCTAGACCCTTGTAATATTTAATATTCCAACTCATATCCTGGTTGTTCGAGGCTTCCAACCACGCCTCATATTCGCCATTATTATAAAACACCAATTCTTTGTTGCCCTTGCGCGCTTTCAAAATGGGTGTGTTCATGAAACCGATGAATCCAGGAATCGTCGCTAAGCTCGGCCATACGGACTGAAACAAGTTGATACCAAGGCCCTTAATGTGACTGCCATCCAAATCCTGATCTGTCATAAACAAGACCTTTCCATAACGCAACGACTTGTACACGTCCTCAATATCTTTATAATTCTTGCCAGACTCCAAACCCAAAATCTTCTTGATTTCAGTAATCTCTTTATTATCCGTAATCTTTTTAGTGGTCTCGCCACGTACATTCATAATCTTACCCTTCATCGGATACACGCCAAAGATATTGCGGTCTTCAGAGGAAAGCCCTGAAACGATTCCCGCCTTGGCTGAATCACCCTCACAAAAGATGATGATACATTGTCTGGACTTGTCCGTCCCCGCCCAGTTTGCATCAATCAGCTTTGGAATACCGCGAATGTGCTTGCTTTTTACGCCGTCCGTTTTCTTGGCCGCCTTGTTTTCCTTGACTTCAGTTAGCGCGCATGCAGCATCCATCACACCCATCTTCGCCAGCTTTTCAATGAACTTATCGCTCACTACACAAGCCGATCCGAACTTCGCGCTTGGCGTGTTCATGAAATCCTTGGTCTGACTATCAAATGCTGGGTTCTCAATATCGCAACGCAAGAACAGAATGAGTTGTTCCTTGATGGCGTTTGCATTCACAACTATCTTCTTTTTCTTTTCAATAAATGCGGACAATTTTCTAGTGATTTGATTCAAGATATATTCCACGTGCTTGCCGCCTTTGCTCGTGTTGATGCCGTTGACAAACGAAACTTGCTGGAACTCGTGCTCGGCGCTTAGACCAACGGAATATTCCCAGCGTTCGTTGTCCGCGACTTCATACGCCCGCGGATTATCCTCTTTGGGTCCAAGATACATGTCTACATATTGCGGGAAGTTCTTGACGGGAACAGCCGTTCCGTTGTACTTCACCTTGAGTGTTTTATCTGTGACCGCTGCAATGTCGTGCACACGCTTTTTCAAAAGCCCAATCATATCTGGTGATAGTCCAGCAATACCCAATCGTTGATAATCAGGCTTGAATGTAATTTTTGTATAAGGTTTATTTTTGCATTTGGTAACACTTGGCTTGCCGATGACGTCGAGATTGTTTGAGAACGTTTGAACATACTTGAGTCCGCGCACATGGTCAATCGTCTCGATAGAACCACAAGTTGACCAAATGAGAACGAGCTTGAATCCGAAGCCGTTCTTACCACCAACTATCTTTTTCTCGGATTTGTCGTAATTTGTGCTGGTGCGCAAGTGTCCAAAGATTAACTCAGGAATCCAAATATTGTATTCAGGATGCATCGCGACGTCAATTCCATTTCCATCATTAATCATTACGATCGTGCCATCCGATTGAATATCAATGTCAATATACGAGACGGGAATCGCGTTGGGTTGTTTATTTGCAACGGCCTGTAGCATACGGACTACGTGGTCGCGACAATTCACGATGCCTTCATCAAACAACTTGTATAGACCTGGAACATACCTGATATTTTTTAGAACAATTTTTTGTGTTTCTTCATTCAATATCCACATATCTGTATCCACCTCCTCGACAGAACCAATATACGTGTCTGGATTGGCTAGGATATGCTCCTTGTCCGTTTTTTGCTGATACTTTTGAGAGAGTTCTTCGTTTTGAGTTGCCGCCATCTTATTAATTATGTATAGTACTAAATAATTAATATTAATTTCAATTTTAAAACATATTCAAAAGAATTCGTATTCATATAATATAATATATGGCCACCATGGATACTTATTGTGATAATTTAGCACTTAATGCAAATGGGAATACAAATATACTTCAAATTTGTCCCGTTCCGAAAATAAAAGGTTTATATTATCCAAGCCAAGAGCAATTATATAGACAATTTAAAAACGAGAATTGTAATATTCAAAAGAAACTCCCTGGAACGTTGGGTGGTAGGTATGTAGGCGCTTTATCGGGAGCCATGCGCAAGGGGCAATGGTTGGGTTTGGGGGCTGCCACACGAGGGCAAACCAGATTTGTTTTAAACGGGGATGCGTTGGGAATGCGTGAAGGACAACCCGGAGGCATAATGCCCCCAATTAGAAATCGGTTTTAGACATGTTCGCGTAATTATTTTTGTGGATTATTTAGCCAGTTTTTCTTTTATTTTCTTGTGTTATTTTATAATGACTCGACTTTCTAGAGCTGCTAGAGGAAAATATGAAATGGTAATTGGATCTCGTGTACAAGTTATGAATGGCACCGCTCATCATACTTCTGGTGGGTTGACTAAGGAAAAGCTTTTCCGCACCAAAAATGGACGCATAGTCAGCAAATCCAAGCATTTTAGCGCAAAGCGCGAGAATCGTTTAGTAAAGGCTGGCTACGGAACCCGAAAGGGCAAGTTTGGCTATGTTAAGATCGGCAAATCTAGGAAACAACGCGGCGGAATCAGCGGTATTAAATATAACTTAGAACCCGCTGAATACGCCGGGGAAGGGACTGGAATGGAGCCTAGCACCGACGTTCAAATTGAGGCGGGTATGGCAGGTGGAAAACGAAAGAAGACTCGTCGCAGACGCCATTAAATATAATATAATATGCATATTTAAACATTTATAATTTTATTATTTCATTTAGAAAACATTCAAATTATAAATTATTATTTTCTCGCGTTAATTTATAATGCCTGTAGGAGGAGTTACTAGTGATATTTTGGGATCAAATATTGACCTTGGACGTGGATCTGGAATGGAGCCCAGCACAGATGTTCAGTTTGCAGCTGGTATGGCTGGTGGACGTCGTCGTCGTAGCCGTCGCGCACGTAGCAGCCGTCGTGGACGTAAGGGCTATATGGGAGGTGCCCGTCGTCGCACCACTCGTCGTGCTCGCAAAAGCCGCCGAAGCCGCCGTTAAATTCTTTAGTAAATTTATATAATTTTATTTTATATAAATTTAGAACAACCAAAAAATACCCGCATCTAACATCCACAACAATACCATTCGCTTGTAATAAACGCATCGAATGCAGTAAATTCGCTCATATTTTGATATATATATTTTTCAAAATAGTTTTTGCTTACTATGTGTTTTCCAGTAAACAAATTACAATAAAACGTGTATGCGTCGTCAAATGATATGAGTAACCCTTCGTTTTTTATACGATATTCTTCTTTCATTGAAATCAAGGCAGACCGAATATCCCCCTTCTTGTCCCACTTTACGCACGAAATATTTAAGGCGTATTTATCATCCATCAATTCAACATTGGGAAAGAAGTGTTTCAGTATTTTCAGAACCTCGTTTTCAGGCAAGTGACTATTCGCGCTTTTAAACAAGACACAAATCTCGTCAATCTCCAGCTCGTTGCCTAGGTCACAAACCATATTTTGCTCCCAAAATTCAATAAAGCTACGTATACGCGGTAAATGTTTGCTGGTAACATTGAGGAAAGAGTCGGACGTCTCGTTGTATTCAAACTTCGCAGAGAGAAGTTGCTTAAACGTGTTCAAATACATCATATTGGGTAAAAACAAATTGGAGTGGTGCATCTTCCAAAGATAATGCATATGTTTCCATTTTATTTGGTATGTTTTGTGCTCGTTTGCATGACTAGTCTCCGTTGGAATATCTAACATTTCCGTACAAAAGGCATCTACGATTGATTCTTGCGTGTTATTTTTCAAAAACATCACATATTTTTTCAAACTATCGCCCGCCTTTGTTCGAAGATATCCGTCTGCATTCTCATAGCGGTTAGAGTAATGGGTTGCAACGCACAACATATCCAATCCAATATTTTCCTCCAAATTGGAGTCATTTGCATCATTCATGTGGAGCAATCTACTATTTGCATATTGATGCGATTCGTGGTATTTGATAAAATTGCGCGTGACGTTTGCGCACCCAATCGTAATATATGCGCTTGTGTCGATTAACGTGACCAATTGTTTCGCCTTGCCGTATACAAAATAATTTACATCTTGATTCTTTTTCAGAATGTTATCGCCCAACATCGTAAGAAAATGTTTTGCGTGGTCCTTGGACGGAAACCACACAGGGTGTAGAACCTTTAGCACGGCTTGGATTGTCGCGGAATTGGGTACAGACTGAAGCAGATTTCTCTCTTTGATTTGTTTGATAATGTTGTTTTTGGTTTTGTATTTCCAATCCTGAAGAACTCTATCTTGAGATATAGTTGTCAGCAACTTGTGCAAAATGTCATCCTCTTTCACGACATTGTAATGGTTGTTGTCGTATTCGTAAAAGCAATTATTGTGAGCAAGATAGAAGTAATTATTCTTGCTGAGAAAAATCTGAATAAAGATTTGCTGTTCGTGGGTTAGCGTATTTGTGCGAACTATGCGTTTTTCGTGATTTTGCTCTTCATTTTGTAAGGTCGCCTCCAAATAAGTATTAATATGACTATCGATTCTTTGTAACATGTAGGAATTTCCCTCGTATTTTTTACACAAGTTTTTGATTGTCTCGATGCATTTTTCTTCCATCGTGTATCATGTATATCGCAAATACTTTTTATATTGTTGTTCAATAGTCTATCGCGCATTTGGACAAATTTGTGGAGGTGCTCTTCTATTTAGGCGATATATTTCTGCAAGTAGCGTTTAAAAATGTGTAAATCTTTAGAAAGGATTTAAAGATTTGCGTAAAATAACCCATAATGAGCAATTACGCGTTAAATTCCTCGACAACCAACAATGTGTTAACTATCAAGACTGTGCAAATCGCCCCATTTCGTACTTTAATGACCGCGCTAAAGGACATTTTATTGGAGACAAATATTTGTTTTCAACCCGATGGCATTCGTATCATCAACATGGACAAGTCTCATACTATTTTAGCGCATTTGTTTTTGGACGCCCATAATTTTGAGTTCTACGAGTGTAAGAAGGAGAAGATTATTATTGGCGTAAACATGTTTCACTTGTTCAAGTTAATTAATTCGATTGATAACGACGACACCTTGACTATTTACATTGAGAACGCCGACTATGTGGATGGAATCGTTTCTCATTTAGCATTAAAGTTTGAAAATGGAGAGATTAAGCAATGTAAGACACAAAAGCTACGTCTTATTGAGCCCGAGTTGGACGAGTTGGAATACCCTGACGTCAAGTTTTCCTCGGTCATCAACTTGCCTTCTTCTGATTTTCAGAAGATTATTCGCGACTTGTCTTGCATTTCAGACAAGTTGGAGATCAAGTCAGTCGGCAATGAGCTTATCTTCAAGTGTTCCGGCCAGTTCGCAAGTGCCGAAATTCACCGCGCCGAATCCGATGGAAGCATGGGATTTGTTTTGAAGCAGGACTCTAGCAAAATTATTCAGGGCGAGTTCTCTTTGAAAAATCTCGGATATTTCATCAAGTGTACCAATTTGTGCTCTCAAATTGAAATCTATTTGGAAAATGACTTACCGCTTGTTGTGAAGTACGACGTCGCATCCCTTGGATCCATTCGTCTCTGCTTGGCACCTTTACCCACTGCATAATACGTCTGCTATAAATATTATATTTTATTCAATAAATGCAATATTTTATTTTAGGATTTGGGAGGTGGTGAGTCTAAAAGTTTCCACCCTTGCGTTTTTACGATTTTTTACTCCAAATCCTTTTTCAAGAAATCAAAAATGGACATTTATAAATGTCCAATTTTGAAAATCCTAAAATACTTTTGGAAAATCGAACGTTTGTGAGCATAATGAAAAATTAACGTCTCATGTCCGAAAAAAAATAAAAAAAATTGTGATGCTAATTTTTTTATTTTTGGACGCGGATTCTTTAGCAACTTTTTATCTTCGTCTATTATACGAAGAAATGACGAACAATTTTCAACTAAAAGTTGCAGAGAAATTATGTTGTAAAGATTGCGACTATATTACGGATAGAAAATGGTGCTACGATAAACATATTTTGACTGCAAAACATAAAATACGAACAAATATGAACGATTTACTACATTTAGTTGTTGCTACAAAAGACCCTAAAGAATATAAGTGTGATTGTGGTAAGCAATATATGCACGCATCCTCCTTGTGGAACCATAAACAAAAATGCACCGACAAAAACGCACAAATTGAAGAGTCAACCCATTCAATAGACGATATTCAATTACCAACTATTCCAACAAATATAATTATGGAATTGATCAAGCAAAATCAAGAGTTCAAGCAACTTGTGATGGACCAAAACAAGCAATTATATGAAAAACACGAGGAGAATATAGATTTGCAGAAACAATTGTTAGAAGTCGCGAAAAACAGCCAAGTCAATAATACCATCAACCAAACAAATAATAACAATAATAGCCACAACAAGACATTCAACCTCCAATTTTTCTTGAACGAGACCTGCAAAGATGCCATGAATATGAAGGATTTCATCAAATCGCTGGAATTGACATTACCGGAGCTGGAAAAGATGGGCGAAATTGGCTTTGCCGAAGGCATGTCGCGCGTCTTTATCAACCGCTTGAATAGCTTGGATATAACCAAGAGACCAATTCATTGTAGCGACGTCAAGAGAGAAATCATACACATCAAGGACGATAACAAGTGGGAGATTGACAATGCCAACCTAGACCGGCTTAGAAAAATTATCAAGCAACTCACACTCAAGAACATTTTGAAGGTGGACGATTGGAAAAAGGCGAATCAAGGTTGCACTGAATACAACAGCAGGAAAAACGCACAATACTTGAAAATCAATATGGAAGCCATCGGTCCAGTCGACGATGCAGAAGTGAAGAGGGACTTTGGAAAGATATTCCGGCGCATCGCAGAGAGCACAGCGATTGATAAGAAATACATGGTTGTATAACGTGATATTTTAGAAAAATTATTATGTTATATTTTATATATTTTGTTTATTTGTGTTAACGACTTCGATTTATTTAATTTACTTATAGAGTCGGATAACTGGCCGACAACAAGACACCACATTGTCCCTGACCATCGTTGAATTGAGACCCGCGCCCAATATAGATGTATCCAGCATCACCCCACGTAGTTCCCCACGAGTTCTTAATTCTGTAATAATCCGCACCAGACATGGTTCCGTATCCAACAACCAACACTCCGTGGTCGAGGTTAACGCCACAATCACCAGTGAAGACACCAGACTTGTAGAGTTGGAAGGCTTTTTGATCTGCCTCAATCGCGACGGACACTGGTTGTAGGGTAAGCGCTTGCATCATCGCGCTATCAGACTTCGTCGGAACATCCGTATAGCTAACAACGGCGCTATTTTTAACAGCAGAGCAAGAAGTTTGGCACGTGCCAGCAGTCTGGGTCGTGCCAGAAACATAAGGATACGACACCTCAGTGCAAAGACCACCATTCTTCTTAATCCAAGTGAACGCATTGTCCATGAGACCACCATTGCAACCCATGTCCTTGCCTCCATGTTGACGATTGTCGCAGTCAACCAATTGCTGTTCAGAAAAAGATGGAAGCGACCCGTAAGTAGTGTAGTACGCGCCTTCTAAAGCTCCAGTGGTAGAGAAGCTCCAGCAAGACCCACATTGCCCTTGGTCCTTTACAGGGGTGACTGCGCCAGCGGAGACCCAATCTACACTCGTCGCGGCGGACGACGACTTACTACGCTCAACGCAACCAGACATGCACTTTAAAGATTCCATTTTTTCAATTTCGGCAAACTCATCCACACAACCCTTTAGGCATTTATATTCCAACATTTTGCTATGGACGTTGCTAGGAGCCTTAATATCCACATCAACAGATCCTCTCAAATTACTGGTATAATCATTGTGCGAAAAACCTCCCGACAATCCAATATATTTGCTAAAGTCGACGGAATCCATACCGGAAAAATGATTATGACCTAAGGTATAAGTCAAATTTTTGCCATTCATTTCCTCAATGAATTTATCATTTTCAACCCACTTTGACAATGTCGATTCATAGTGCATTGTGCTTTCAAAATCCATGGCGAACTTGTCAACCCACGATTGAAATCTCTCCCTAACCGACCCAGCGCAAACCTCCGCGGCGAATAACGCAAAAACAAACGCAACATTCTTGATGAACATTTTATTATATATAGAATATTTTTTTATGCAGTTTTACAATATATTAAAGATATGTATATATAACATATAATATGGTTGTTTTTTACGTAATTAACTTTAAGGACGATGATAGAAAGGCGCGAATGGTATCGCGATTCGACCAACTTGGAATAGATTTACATTTTGTAAACCCGGTTTTCGAAAATGACCCGCGATTGCAAAACACACCTCTTCATAAGCGAACAAGTTCCATCATGTTACAGCATTTAGACTCAATTCGTCATTTTTACGAGAATACATCTGCCAAGCATTGCATAGTATGCGAAGACGATATACACGTATCCAAGCACTTGCACGAACATCTACCGAAAATTATACAAGACTTCGATGCATTGGATCTAGATTTATTGCTGCTTGGATATTTGTACAGATATGGAGTCAAAGGAAACTTTCATTTTCCGCTATTAAAACAAAACGAGAATTATACATATCACTTGTATCCAGACGAGATTTGGGGGTGTCAGATGTATTTGATTTCCCGTAAACATGCTGAAATACTACTTAAAAAATACACGATTGAATTCGCTGTTGAACAAATAGAGAAGGTTCCTTATAATCCTGATTGGACGATTACAAAATGGGGAAAACGCGCTTTAATAAGCCCCATGTTGGCGGTAGAAGAAGGCGATGATAAATCAAACCATGAGGGTCAAAGTGAGTTTCATCGAGCGTCTCATTTGAATAATTATAATCCGAATGTGCACATCTAGTGTGCGACCCACGACCCACACTCCCACATAAAATATATATGATATCAGTTATATATTTTATTCTATCATGATATAAACCTATTGTGCTTTGATATTGTTCAGGTTATTAATCGTTTTACTCAAGATATAATAGACAAACGCAAAAAAGGCGCTCATAAAAACAAATCCATATATGTTATAATTCCCGTCGTTCAAAAATAGCATGGGTAGATATGCAAATAAATATTTCTTGAAAAACGGCAACTGGAACAAGAAAAACAAAACACCGAGCAACAAGGGCGTTTGCAGTTCATCATACATGCTATCCAAAGAGGCGTTGCGTTTTTGCGTGTCGTAGTAGTCGTCTACGATGTCATTGTTTTCTTCATATTGTTGAATATAATCACTATGCTGCGGTGGGGGAGGCGGCACGTAATTTGCCTGAACCTGTACATCTTGTGCAATATGGTTTGTAGATGTAGGCATATCGCGTGAGGGTAATTGCGTTGCGCCTGAACTACTTGCTTGTTGAATACCGCTCACGATGTGATTGATTGTATTTTGGTCTAAAGGTGGCGGTCCATTCGTATTCAAGTTTTGCGGTTGTTGTTGCATTGGTCGGACTTCATTTGCATTTAAGGCCATATTTTGTACGGGTCCTCCTCCGCTGCCGCCGCCTCCAGCAGGATCTACAGGTAAATCAAAAATATTTGTCGTGTTGGACATAATATATTACATAAATATTGATGGATGAATTATATTTACGCAATTCAGTTACTTTGTGTACTTCTATGAAAATGCGACGATTCTCATTGATTTATCACACCTTTTTTGAGTGGGTTCATATTTATAACATTTATTATCATACTTAAATACTTTGTCTTTAATCTCCTCAATTGGCGGCGCGTTAAAGGCAATACAATTCTTCCCTTTACACACAGTTCTAAAGAAAGAAGCCAACCCAAGTCCTAAAATAACAGATAAAACATATTTTCCTGTTTGTGTATGTACCAATTTACCAAGATGCATCATATACTATAACATGAGAAAACATTCGCGGTTGAATAGTTTTATGCTTGCATGGATAAATCCTTTGCATCGGCGGTGCATTCAGTTTCCATGGCTTTATACTGAAAACAATTATCCGCCTTATCTTGATACAAAATCTTGTTTACATTTTCAGGAGTGGGATACACGTATATTGGTTTTAAATCTTCTCCGTAAATATATACAAAAAATAGACCAAATGCTAAACTTATTAAAAAAACGGGTAAAGAAACATATTTCATGAACATAATTCTTATATACATTTAGGGACATTATTATTTTACAATTGGTGATTTATTCATCGTCATTCTCGTCAAACTCAATTTCGGCGTCACTAGAAGATTGCTCAATTCTCGCACGCGACGACTGATTTTGTAGAGCTGCCGTCCCCGGTCGTAATTTAACCTTGTCGCCAACGTCGAAATTAATTACACCACGAGGATTCGTCGCCATATCTAATTCCATTTGTTGAATTTCCATTTTTCGTTGAATTAAAACACACTCAGAGTCATACTTTTCAACAGCATTGTACGGATACAACAACTTCCGAAGTTCAATGAGTTTAGGCGTCAATCGAGTTATATACATAGTGACCAAGTCATTTATAAAATCTACGTTTTGTTCCCTCTCATATTTATTGACCAACTCGTGACTTGATTGGATATCTGCATAGGTATCCAATAGAAGATTGTTTATCTTTTCTTTGACTGGTTTATTGTCAACGATGGACATGTATGTGTTCAAGATGATTTCATAACTCGCGTTTGCATCAGCCATTTTTTCTTTAATTTTGTCAAACTTGGCAATCGCATCGGGAGCGGATACATATCCAAATAATAAGTCATTCTTGTCTTTGATAATTTCGCGACGGATATCTCTGATTTTGGTTTCGCTGTCATGTAATTCGTCTTCAATATTCATGATGATCCCCAAATTCAACTCTATATTTAAAGCACACGGATTGGTTCTATCTCCACACATGGCTTTAGCAATTCTAGATTGAACCTCCTTTTGAAACCGAATATCAAATATAGTTCCTACGGGTCGATTGCAATTAATACACTTGGGCTTCATTTTTTGAAACTCCTTATGTTTCTCTTTCGAGCTTAATGTTTTATTTTCCATAATCTTCTTTTTTAATTTGTCAACATTGTCTTCATACTCAGATTTAAGACTATAATATGTATTCAATGCACGATATAGTTCTTGATCGCCGTTCATTTATAGTATTATTATATTATTTTACGTGATATTAGTTCATATTCATTGTCCCAATTAGGAAGGCTTGTTATTAATTCTTGGTGGGCGATACGTTTTGCGTCCTGAAAGTTCTTGATTTTAGACAAAATGTATTGTTTTTTCTCTCTATCCTTTTGCTGCATTTCTTCTGTGGAAAGCTTGCCCCTGTACTTGTATAATAGAATTGCTCCTAAAATAAGCATAAAAAATATAAAAAGCCCAGCGTTGTAAAGATAATTATTATATTTTTCCTTGTAAATCTTGCATTGTTTCAGGGTTTCATGTAAAAAATACTTGATTCCTGGTTCAACCAACAGGGGTTTAGAAAATTCGTCATAATTCATTGAGGGTTTTAGAATATACTTTTATATTTGTAAAATAATTTATACACAATATCTATACTATCATGGCGGACGAATCGAGTTCGGATAATACCTATATGAATATTATCATATTTATTTTAATAACCATTCTATTTTTTGCTTACGGAAAGCCTAAACCAACGATTGATACATTATCTAGTCCTGACTCACCATACAAATCATATGGCATTTATTTCATGGCAGTATTACTTTTTCAATTAGCCATTAACATGTCAACACTGGAAAATAAATGTGGTGGAGGGTGGGCGGCTAATTTAGGCTATGCCATGTTAATAACGTTGGGTCCGTGGCTCGCGATGTTTGGCATACTCATCGCGGTAATGATTAATTTCCCTGGCATGAAAAGCGCATTTTCAGACGTAATTGGATATTATGCCGTTTCTAATTCCGCAAACAAGTTATTGGCCGAGTTGTTGGTAGATAGCGACATAAATGATAAAATAAAAGAGGCTAACGATGGCACAGATGAGACAAAAAAGCAAGCAATGCAAGATGCTGCAGAGGCTGTAATGAAAATGGTTGGAAATATATCCATATTAATAAATCAAATCGTGCCAAGCAACTTCATGTCATATTGGAAGACGTTGACACCATTAATGAAAAATCCTGAGGCAGCAGACATGGCTGAAAAACAGCAGGCGTTGTTGGATATAGTTGTCCTGCGTGATAATATTGGCGAGGCGTGTTGGTATATCTATACAGCGATCTTGTTAATCTCAATTATTGGATTTAAAATTGCAAACAAGGCGTGCGAAGTTGACCCCAAAGTAGCAAATGCTAAATATGATCAGTATTTAGATAAACAACAATCAATGGACGATGCAAAAGCGATCGCCAATTCAATCCCATATAGTCTCGGTTAAATTGCCTTGGTCCACAGCCCACAACACCGCCTCATATTACATGTCTATTTGATATAAAATAGACATGTATTCATAACATCATAATACAAAGTAAAACAACACACCTTATATATATTGTTGAAACTCCAAATAATACAACACGGCTAGATAACATAGGATGGCTAAAACGAGAGAAAATAGCCACATTGGCAATATAGTTTTGTTCCTATAACCCACACCAAATACACGTAAACTGCCGTCGGTATTATACAAAAAAGCAGGTTTCATGTACTGGACGACTCCATAAAATATAAGAAACAAAATAATCGCAACTGCCACTACATTTGTTTGAAGAAAATTGCGGTTCATACTTACTATACTAATATTATATAAAATATTGGTAAAGTATGCGTAATCTATATGAAAAATTATCTTAATATCTAATCATAATCCCCCTGATTATCAACCTCATCTGCCCCAAAATTGCCGTCGGCATAGTCATCATTCATATCTGCCATGTCGTATACTTCGGCATCCGCCATATCATCTGCATCTATTTCCTCCAACTGCTCTGGGTCATCTTCTGCACTACCACGTTTACGACCCATGCTACGTTCTATATTTGCAATTTTGCTCATGATTTCTACTTCTTCATCGTATGTCTTACCAACATATCTGGTAACCCCCTTTTGCAAACCTTTGCTCCAGTCGCCTAGTCTGTTCGCCTTCAAGAGATTATCCACGTCGCGCTTCTCATCTGTCATTCGTTTTAACTTGTCTGTGAATGTATCCTTCTCTCTTTCTTTCAATTTGAAGACATAGTCCATAACCTCGTCATAAGAATAATCAATTCTTTCCTGGCCGTCGTATATCAAATTCAAATAAGTAAGCATGAGGTTTGCGACACTTGTTTTCAAGTTTTTCAAATTGCCTTGTAATAATAACTCTGCTTCTATATTCTTGGTTATTATATTCGGCGACACAAAGTCATCATCAATATTTTCTAGCTCAAACGTTTCTTGGGCATCACCCTGTGCGGTTTCTTCTTCAGCAAGCATCGTCACATCATCCGTCGCGAGTTTCATGTATTCCGCAAATGCAATGAGCATATAATGTTCAAACAACAATAAGCACGTATCCTTGTCAAACACGGAATCCTTGTCTTGTATAGCGGTTAAATATGGCGTATCATCAGTAAGAATGACTAGTCGTTTGCATCTCTCTTGAATGGCCAGTAAAACAGGTTCCAAATTCTTTTTAGAATAGAATGCGCGCAAAGGCGATAGATCATCCTTGATAATCTTGTGAATATTGATTTTATGTGTATTAGAGAGACCCCAATATCCTGGAATAGTAGTATTCTCATAATCAACCTGGTTAAGAATGATATTTGGGAAAATGTTTACTATGTTGTTAACGTATCCTTTGATTCGCTGAATAAAATTATAACCATTGCTATCTGTGATACCAGGCAAATGCATTCCTTCCTCCGTGTTAAAGTATACTATGTCTTGCAATATGCTGTTTATTTTATTCTGTTTGGAACCAGGCAGGTTGTTGTTCTCGGAAATGAATTTGGTAATACTGGCTCGCATGCCATCATTTTCACGCGCAATGTAATTTTTGAAATCTCGGCTATTTTTTTTGTCATCGTCGCTTTGAATCGTCAAATCAAACGTATCTAATTTTTGTTCCAATTTGTTTCTTAGTTCCAACCCGATTGCTTCTCTCTCGATATCTTCTTCCGAATTGTCAATTTCATCAATCAACTTGCGAATACGTTGAATCTGTGCGCCGGTGGGCATAATCACAGACGCACTGACAATATTTCGGCGACTGACTAATTGGAATAAACTGACCAAGGATGCATTTGTATAATTACGCCCGTCGCTCTTAAGTTTTGCAACCATTTCACTCAATGATTCGTTTGGTTTGATATTAGCTGGCTTCTCCGTGCAATATTTAATAAGGTCCTCCGGCACAGGGAAAATGGTATTAAATTTGCAATATGCAATGAATGCCTTGTATATCGTTGACTCACCGAATTCTTGTTTTACAGGTGGGTAAATATTTTTAGTATTGATTGGGCTATAAAATAATCCAGCCTTGGTAATGAAGTCAATATCCTCCAAAATATCGGACAAGTTTTGGACCATCATGTTGTATGCGCTAATTTCCTTGTCTTCGTTGATAAAATAATCAATTGTGGAAGTATCATTTGCTTTTTCGTTGCAACAAGCATTCTCCAAAAATGGGTCATTTACCATATTTGTAAGGATCGGTGTTTTTTTATCAACGACATTCTGTATCCGTTCTTGAATAGCAAGAGAGAACATGATTCGCTTGGATGCAACTACCAACAAATCTTCTCTCTGTGCATGATTTCCAGTTTTCAAATCAGTCAATAATTTTTCCTTGAATTCCGGTGCAAGTGGAGCCAAACGTGTAATCTTGATAGGGACGAGCGGAGGCAAAAAGTTCAGCCACGCAACTATGGAATGTTCTTCGGGAATTGCCTCGGTAGGCGAAGTTAATAAATATTCCGCCTTGGCACGAAATTTCTGTACTACATCTGGATGAGTATTAAAATACGCTTCAATCGTACCCTTTAGTTTCTCTGCGATGAAGGTCTGCTTTTTCTTCATTAGAACCTTCCATGGTTCGCTTGGACTACGTGTATGGTATGCAACACATGCCATGTAGTTGACAGCACTCAAATCACCAGTACCATCAATCGGATATCCCTCAAACGAACGAATGCAACCAGGATACGTTTTTCTTGTAGTAATGGAAGGTATACTGGCTTGTATGCTAATGAGATAAGCCGCCATAGTAATATACAAAATACTTGAATTGTATAATTCGTTGTATGATGGAAGCGTCTTGTCTCTCTTGGCTGCAAGTTGAAGTTCCTTATTATACGCGGCTTCTTTGGGCATCATAGAGAGAAAAATAGATGTAGCGATGTTAATAATAAACTCACGCTGGTCTTCCATGTTAATTCCCATATTACTAGAAAACGCGTTAATGATATTTGAACAAACCCGCATCTCATGTGTTTGTGCCTTGGGGACAACTTGAAGATGTCCGATAAGCGCATCGCCTGCATCTTGTTCCAATAGACCACGACTTTGAATTCTAAAACCCTCGTCCGTATATCCTTCTTCCTGATCAAACTCGATTGCTTGAATGACTTGGCCACTATGTTCATCCACCCATGCTTCGCCGTCATCACCAAGTTTACCTATTCTTTGTTTGAGAGATTCAACAACACGTCCATAATTCGTTGGATCATTAATATACGCAGAGGCCAAAGTGTATCTGAACGAGGGTATTAATTTAACGCCCGTTTTAATACAATATCGCCAATGAATTGTTTCGTCCGTATTTTCCAAAGCTTCTCTCGTGAATTCCATAACGAAACGTATAATATCATTTTGCTTTTTTACAAAGTCGGATTGTCCAATAATTATATTCAATGTTGAAGCATACGGCGAAACAATGGTCTCTGAGCCCTTGTCGCCTAATTTCAACCCCAGTGCAAATTTTCGGTTATTATATTGAAACATGTTATGGAATTGGATCTCGCCTAGTTTGGGTATAATCGATTCATAATATTCAAAATCGGCGCGATATTTTCTCTCTAGATCTTGTTTTGAGAGAAGGTATTTAGAGTCAAATTCATTGAGTATACTTTTTAATTCGGCGGATTGTAGGTCGGCCTTGTTGAGGTTCATTGGCTCGCATTTATTATTCACATCAATGCAATCCTTTTGAATATTACACAACGTAGCATCGTCTGCTACAAAAAGGCTCTTGTCTACCTCGTTATCGAGTTGCCACTGGTTGTTTACGCGTTTAAAGTAAGAA